CACAGGTGTGATGAGTGTGGGAGGAAGGCATGAGGCCTTCGCCCATTACCATCCTCCTGGATTCCAACGAGCGGGGCAGTGAGAGGGCAAAGGCCCTGGCTCTGGCCGTGGGCGGGAGTCCAGCTCGGTGCGTGGATCGCTGGCGGCTCTGGCAAAGCACGGCGAAATCAAGATGAGGCTTTTGGGGAAGGGGCCCAAGGCGGGGCTGGAGTGGTTGGCATGACAGAAAAGAAGAAGACTAAGAGGACCGGCTGGCCGAAGGCAAGGCTAGCCCATTCTTTTGAGGGACGGGTGGGGCAGGCATGGCGCGCGCGAACCGAAGACCAGGAGGGAGAGGATGTTTTCGGCAACAAAAAATCGTTTCCGGTTGAAGTCGGTCCTTTCCTTTGCCGGTGCGGTGCTATCGTTCGCATTGACAAAAACGGGTTCGCTGCATGTGAAAAGTGTGGGGAGATATTCAATGATCGTGGTCACGAACAGCAAATGAGCAACCGTCAAAAGAAAGCATCATTAGAAAGATTTAAATACATGTGCTGCCATAAGGGTGTGTAGCGCGGGCGCATCCGCACTTTTCGTATCCCTTATACACTTTTTTCGGTGATAACAATGCTCAAGATTCCCAAAAAAACTGTACAGAAAGTACGATGCGGCGCTAACATGCCCTTTCTCCATGACCCGGAGCCCGACGAAATCAAGCGGTTCCGCAAGCATCATGTCGATTCACTGCGGTGAATCATTCATAATCATCCATTCACAGAAGCCGCCAGTGGCAGAGCAAGGCGGCAAGGTACTACGCAACCTCTTGGGTGCAATCCCCAAGAGGGTCTACCTATCATGTCTCATACTAAGACGGCGGGCCAGGCTTAAATACTACCGAGAACTTGACGGTGATCGAATGAAAAACTTCGTGAAATTGTTGATAGCTGTGACCATGCTCATGGCAGCAGGAACCGCAAGCGCAGCAACTTTGACGGCTCACGTAAACGGCTGTGGTGGGGTTGCCTCATACGACTCCCTTCTGGATACCCTTCCGGATGGGACCACGTATTACAGCCCGATTGACAAGTATGTCTCTCTGAAGAAAGGCTGGCTGAGGACCGATACAGACGGTTTTGTGACATGGGACGGCCCGGTCCAGACCAAGACCTGGACTCTCTACTACGCGGTTAAGGTCATGACCCCCGCCGGTACTCTCCAGAGCCACACCGCCAAGATCGTTATGATGCCGTGTGTATAACTATCACTACCAAGTGATCCGCTGGCCAGGATCTCATTTTTCATATCCTCCTTCAACCGCCCTGGCCGGCGAGTTCTCTTTACTAATAATAATTTAGAATAATAATTCAGGATTGATGATATGTGCCGACCGAAGACGAAATCAAGAGAATTACCGAACTTCGGGATCAAGGCTATTCTCTTGGAGAAATCGGCGAAAAACTGAAGAAAGATAAATCCACCATTTCGCGATGGTTCAAGTCCATAGGTCTCGATTGCAACGCGGTGTTGCAACGTTGCACAACAAAAAAGGCAACTGAAGCAAGGCGAACTTACGATAAGGCAAGAAGACTTGAGCTGAATGATAGACTCTTTACCCGGCTGGAAGAGTTTCTGAATGGCCCGGTAACTCCACGCGACTACAAAGATATCATGGTCTCCTACGGTATCCTTGAGGACAAACGATCTCTTTTAGAGCCGCTGCAAACCGATCATACAATTTCCGGTCTGGCTGAGATGAGAGAAGCGATTCACGAAGAGCGAAAGAATGTCATGGAAGCCATTACCGAAGACGTGCAAAGCGGCTGAGGTCTGGGACGAGTTCATCTATGATCGTGATTCGACCTATTTCCTTCTGGAAGGTGCTGTAAGATCCTCCAAGACTTTTGGCTCTATCCTGGCCTGGGCAGATTGGGTGGAGAACGTAGCCCCACCCGGCCCGCTTGCTATGCTGGGCAAGACCCGCGAGACTCTTATCCAGAACGTCCTTTACCCTCTGACTGATTTAGTAGGCCCGCAAATGGCCCGCCTTAATCGCGGCACGAGCACACTAAATCTCTTCGGGCGGCCTATATACCTATTCGGTGCCGATAACATCAGGGCGGCCACCAAGCTGCAGGGCAAAGGCTTTGTAGGGGCATACTGCGATGAGGCCGAAACATATCCTCATGAAGTCTGGCAGATGCTCGGAACCAGGACAGATGCAGAATCCTTCAAAGTTCTGGCCACATTCAACCCCGGCCCGCCAAACCACTACCTAAAAAAAGATTATATGGACCGGCTGGATAAGGTCGATGGCCGGCATTGGCATTTCGTCTTGGATGACAACCCTTTCTTATCTGAGAAGGTCAAGGACAGGCTCAAAAGGCAATATACAGGCCTCTTCTACAAGCGGTACATTCTAGGCCTTTGGGTGGCTGCGGAAGGAGCAATTTATGATATGTTCGACGAATCCCGGCATGTAGTCCACGATCTGCCCCAATTTGCGTCTGTTGTTGTTGGTATTGACTACGGCACCGTGAATCCCACTTCGTTCATAGCGTTGGGGTATGACATCAAAGAACGTAGGTGGATTGCATTCAAGGAATATTATTATGATTCGACCAAGACAGGACGGCAAAAGACCGATACCGAGTATGCAACTGATATGAAGGAATTTTTGAAAGATATCCATCCCTCCAATGTGCTTATCGACCCATCGGCAGCATCATTCCGGGCTACTCTGAGACAGCAGGGCATTCATGGCCTCGCGGACGCTGACAATTCTGTTCTGGATGGCATTCGATCGGTCGCTACCGGGCTCACGTCAGGACGGCTTGTGGTCCACGAGTCTTGCACTCATCTCATAGAAGAGCTCCCTGGTTATGTCTGGGATTCAAAGGCCCAGGACAAGGGCGAAGACAAGCCACTCAAGCAGGCAGATCATGCCCTGGATGCGCTTAGATACGGCTACATGAGAGCAATTCAACAGAGGATTGTATGATCTGCATTTTTTGTGGCTCCAGGATCGGTCATGAGTTCCCAGTCCCTGTTCCTAGGCTAGAACTTGCTCCGATAGTGCCACATGTTCCTGGACTGACCGACAATCGCTTAGGGCTCACTGTGCTACAGGACCGCCTATGCTGCCAGGAATGCTATCAGAAGATCCAGAAGAACGATTTCAAGGCCATCCAAGAGGCAGGGAAGGTACCAAATGCTCCATGATCTGACATTCATCGAAAGCGGCAAGCCCTGGCCGCCGGAGGACGCAGACGAAGCCGCCCGGCTCAAAGAGCATGCTTTCATGAGGCAGATCTACAACGGCCTCCATGAGAAGGTGTTTCCCCGGTACATCGCATACCTGGCGGACCAGTCCAAGGACTCCAAGAAGCAAAAGATCATCCTCGACTGGCCCGAGCTGGCCACAGACAGCTACATAAATCTCCTCCTAGGCGAAGAGCCTGAAATCGTGGCCGGAAGCCGCGACGACCTGCCGGACTTGCCCGCTGACCAGGTTTTCATTGACGTCAGCCGATACGGGATAGGCTTGTTTGAGGTCTCAGACGACGGTGTCCAGGCGCTCAACCCCGAAAACTGCTATATCGTCGTCACTCCTGGGAATATCCAGAGGCCACAGGCGTTCGTGTTCTTCCATATCTGGAAGGAGAAAGATGTGCAGAACGGCAAGGAAAAGGAGATCGAGTATATCAAGTTCACCATCCACCAACCCGGACAGATCCAGCATCTCATATTTGAAATTTCGCAGGACGGAGTTCTTGCGAATGTGACAGGATTACAGGGCTCTGGCAAGAAGCTCCGTGGTCCTCTGCCTCTGGCGGACTTTCCGACATACGCTGGCCTGGAAGTGGATGCCAACGGCTTTCAGTATCCCGCTGTTGAAGACCTTTTGGTCGTTTGGATCAATAACAAGCTCTCGTCTGAGCGGTACTACGGCCAGAGCGATTACAAGCCTTCCATCATATCGCTCATAGAATCGCTTGAACTCCTGTTTGCTCAGCGGGCAGAGGTGCTTGCCAAATTTACCAGCCCCACGCCCGTGGTACCCGAATCGGCCACCGTTTTCGATCACTCGAAAAAAGAATGGGTTTACAAGCCCGGCCAGGCGATCATCACCAAGCCGGGCGATCCGTCACCTTCGCTGATGGTCTGGCAGGCTGAGCTGGGCGCAGTGGACCGGGCAATAGAGCAGAGCATGGACCAGCTCTTGCAGATGCTTCAGCTCTCCAGGGTCCTCCTGGCCGGCCAGGGGCAGGGCACGGCAGAAAGCGGCACTGCTCTGCGGATCAGGCTCATCCCGACGCTCTCCAAAGTTTCCAAGTACGCCAGGGCGGCAGAGAAGGCAATACCCAAAGTCCTGAATCTGTGGTCACAGTTACACGGGCCGGAGATTCCGCTAGAGAAGATCACAGTCAACCTGCAGGACGGGATACCCGACGACCCGATGGAAGAGGCGAACGTAAACAACATCCGGGCGACGGCTCTTGCCACGCTCAAGACGGTAGGAATCATCGGCAGGAAAGGCGCCTTGCAAATGGCATTTGACAGCGGCCTTCTCAAGGCCCTGCCCGGCCTCGATGTGGAGCAATCTATCGACCAGCTCCTAAGCGAGTC